CAGGTAGGTGACCCGCTACCGCTTGTACATTCGCATCAAGGATAGGGGTAACAACAACACCTGCTAATACCCAGTTAGACCAAGAACGAATTGCATCTTTAAATTTAAAAAATTGCATAATTACCTTCTAATAATTTCACAAAATACTCGTAACGTTTCTTCCAGTTAGATTGTTTATAAGATAGTTGCTGTCCATCAAATTCTTTAGAACTATTCTCTTTAATTCTTTGAACCAGTCTATCCTTATCTACTAAGAAGTTCATATCAGGTTTTTCACCATACACAGGGAATGAATAGTTAGTCCATTCCCATGCTAAAGGATTACTTACACTAAGAGCATTCTTAATATTATCGTAACCCCAAAAATGTATGTTTAAACCATCTTCTTTAATGCTACTAAATAAATCAGTATCACTATGAACTATTGCTACAAAATCCCAATCTGAAGTTTCTACTTCTGTTTTCCAGAATCTAGAACCGACAAGACCTACATACACAACATCGTATGTTTCCAGATAATCTTTCAGTCTGTTAAGAATTGTTTGATTTATTTGGGTCATTTGCAGTATGGTCTCTTTCGGAATCTCTATCTATTCTACGTATAGTAGATGTCTCACTCACTTTTTCAACACATACTTGAGTACCATTAACATACCATCGTTTAAAAGTGGTAGTTGTAACAGTTTCTGTTCTACTACTTCTTCGAGTAGTACTTTCAGCAGTATAAGTATCCGAAGTAATGTTTTTAGTGTTTCGCATTTCACCTGTTTCAAAACCATTAACCTTTTTAACCTCATAAGTTACTTCTGCACATGGAATATCATAGCGTTTAGTAACCCATTCGATTCTATCTGGTTGTCTTTCAGGTGTTGGTGGTACTGGAGCAGGTGGTGGAGGTGGAGGTGGTACTACTTTTTTCTTAGTACCTTTAAACACTCCCACTAAGTAACTGCATCCACATCCTACGTTACAATTCATATAACCCCCTATGCAGGAACAGTATCACCAAAGACACGTACTACACCACCAAGTTCGTATAATACTGTAACTGCAGCATCTTGACCGCCAAGAATCAAACTACCATTACGAGGTTTAACAAACACTCTATTACCACCATTAGCAAGAGTAACTGAACCAGTACCTGCTTGAATAATGGTAAACATTCTACCTACAGGGATATTGTTAGGGAATGTAATCGTAATAGGCGAAGTATTTGTAGTAATGATAGTGTTATCAGTATCTACAACGGTATAGTTTGTATCTACATTTTTGCACGGGATTTTACAAGTTTCATTGTTCTTGGCTTCCAAAGCTTGTACTTTAGCTTTTAACGCATTGATTTCAGAATCTTGAGCAGTATTTGATGCACCTAATGCATTAATTTGCTCTTGCATTTTCTTAATCATTTCGTTAGTAACAGCACCGGCATTATCAATTTTTTGCCATTTGTTCCATGCAGTTGGGTTTTTCAATGTACCATCTGGATTAATACCATAGTCATTGGAAATAGACCACATTGAGTCACCATTAGCTACCCAAATATTAAGCTCAGAACCAGAAGCAATGTAATAACCGTTAAAGTCATAATTTTGAGGGGCTGAATAACTTTCCCATGAATTTGCCATTGGTAATTCATGCTCAGTACCTTCAAAGTTTGTCGGTAAACCTAATGAACCTACATGAGAATCAGTATTTACTAAACCAGTAAATGTATGAAAACCTAGTTTATATTTAACATCTTGGATTGCAGTATTACCTAAATTTTGTGGAGCTACTGCATTTAATGCAAGTTTACCGGTAGCATCTACTACAAAATCTTCGGTTAAGTTTAAACCTAATGGGGATTCTTTTTTACCATTACCAGTAATAGGACCTTTAACATGTACACGTGCACCATTAGCTTCTAACTCGCTAAGTTTAGAGTCAGTATAACCATTTGCTGCAGCGAGTTGGTCACGAGTATAACGTGGGTCAATTTCTACTTTACCTGAAGTAGGATTTACTCGAAGAGTTTCACCATCTACTAAATCTGCTGGTTTAACAGAGATATTACCATTACGGTCTACTTGTAAACCTGAACCATCTTTTACTAAGTCAGCAAGGTCTACTTCCCATTTACCTGAAGCAGTATTGAAATAGAAACCTTTTTGTTGGTCTAAATCATGTTCTGCTACAAATTTAGGTAATTCTAAAGTAGTACCATTAGCGTTAGTAATAGATAAAGTACCATCTTTATTTTGTTCAATATGACCAAATTTAGTCATAGGAATAACAATATGACTACCATCAGAAAGTTCTAAATCTAACTCTAATGCACCAGTAGTTTTGTTTGGAAGAATAGCAAAACCTTCAACACCTTTAAGGTCATCAATCGCTTTTTGTAATGCTTTGTCTTTTGCTTCAAGTTCAGCGATTTTTAAATCGTATTCACATGAAGTAATAAACTTACACCAGCCAGCTTCTTTTGAAGGATATACCGGATTTTCGCATTCCACTTTACAACTACATGGGTCACATGGGTTAGCTTCTTTTTTGTGAAGAGATGCTTCGATAGCTTTTGTTGCTACCCATACTACACCATCTTTTTGAACTACTGCACCAGCTTCATAGTTTTCATAAGCACTAAACTCTGGAATACCTTTTTGGAATAGGTATTTTAATAAAGCACCTTGATAGAAGAATACAGTATTCAAGTCTTTAAGTTGTAAATCACCTTCAAGTGATTCCAAACCATATTCAAAGTTTTTGTTTGCAATATCTTCAAAAGATTCTTTAGGAACTACTACATTAGTACCAAATTTAACTGGTAAGTAGTCACCTTGCATTGCATTTTTACCAAATACTTTGATGATATCAGGACGTTTAATTTGCATATTTAATTACCTGTTTATGAGTACTTGAAATATTTGATGGACGTTGGTTTGTAGCTTTTACGATTAAACGAGTAGAAAGCGTTCTCGGAACAGTCTCTGCTACAGCTTCGGATACTACAACCATTTTGGCATCCACATCTTTGTGTTGTTCTGCACGGTGTGCAACAATCACGAGTGGGCTGGCAACTGAGGACGTATACGACTTTTCTGATACGGTTGCACCCACAACTTCTTTGTGTTGGTCTACAGCACATCTTGAAACTCCAAGAGGATTTAACGTGTTGCTATTATCTACAACTACTGGATAACTTAATAAGTTAGCAGCAGAAGAAACATCATTAATGAAATTACCAACAGTTCCTTTCATACCTAGATGGAATCCACTCGCACTAAACTCTGGGAAACGGTATTGTTTTAACGCTTCTGTCCATGCCTGTCTTACAGGACCGATAGGTAAGCGTTCTACCATTCTTGATAAAGCTTGATGCAATTCTGGATAACCGGCTAAAGAACTATATCTATTCCATTCTACCCATCCATCAGGAATGTCTTCAGTAGAAAGAATATGAACCAATGAACCAATAGGTAATTCCTTGTTAGTGTTTGAACCAGTACCAAATCTATTTGAACCAAGAACTTTATATAGCTCTGGGTAAATAACAGGACTGAATTCAGCACCTTCTACAAAGTCCATATAACCATCTAGTTTAGTAGTTACAGGAACAGTAAGAATTGTACCTACAGGATTAGTATCTTTAGGTTTACCATTAGGATAATCATTGTGGTGTGATGCATTTGGTTCAATGACAAATCTTCCCCAGTGAGAAGTTTGTGAAATATGTTTTACATTATTGTCAGTAAGAGATACATACAATGCACCTTCATACGTCACAATAGAACCTTTAGAATAAGCAACATTTAATGAAAATTCTGGTACACCTCGATGGAACAAATAACTCATATTACTTGTTACAAAGTTTAATGCACCGTTAAATAATTCAGGGGTAACTTCTTTTGTTCCTGTCTCATATGCTACAGTGTCTGACAATGCAAATGCATTCTGAGACTCAGAAGGAAGATACTCACCTTTTACGTTAGTGCGTTTACCTAGTTTTGCAAACTTAGCAAAAATAGGAAATTCACCTAAAATACGTTTTAACATTAGGCAGCTCCTTCTTTAAGCAAACGTTCTTGGTTATCTTTCATAACATTAAGAACATTATTCTTAGGAAGTTTATAATTCAAACGTTGTCTATTAACGTCTTCGTTATTACCCCATTTTTCAGATTCTTTAATCTGTTTTAGTGCCTTAGCACTAGCTTCTTCTGAACCAAGGAATAGAGCATCAGTTACTGCATCACTTGCTTTGAGATGTTCTAAAAGTAACTTATTAGCGTCTTGTACTTCTAATGCATCTTTTAGTACTCTCATACCATGAGTAAATGCAGCATGCTGTTTACGCATACTTTCGCTATATTCAACCAAGTCATTTTTATATTTCGTGTAATCTTCACAAAGACTTGCTTTGTATTCTTCCATAAGACGGGTTAAACCACATTCATATTGAATATACATATCTTCGAGTAGCTTAACATTACAGTTAATTGTCGCCATTGCTTCTTTAAAAGAAACTTCATGACGATTAATTTTTTCTTGGATGTCGTCAAGCTGACACACAAAATGTTCAATACGAGGTGCTAGTTCTGAGATTACCGGCAAGTTTCTTTGAATAGATACGATAGCATTTAAAGCATCAGATACTCTTACAATATCGCCAAGATATTGATTAAGACCATCAAGCTTATACATCTCTCTACCTACTGTATCGACAGTATGAAGATTTTCTGCAATATGCTTTAAAGTACCTAAATGAAAATACACTTGCTGAACCATAGAAAAAGCATCAGGTGTGAACTGATGTGAAACTAATTGGTTGGGTTCATTAAGATTGTGCATAGGCGGATGTCTATGAAACATTATAACCACCCTCTTAACATAGGTCTGATATTAGTACCTACTGTTGTTACAGTACCAATACCTTGTAATTTAAGCTCTTCTGTAAGTGTTTTAAACTTAGCAAATAGAGCATTGCTTTCCTGTAAATGCTCACCACCCATATTCTGCAACACCAAGCAAGCAACATAAGTTTGTAGAGCTGTCCTGTATGAAGATGGAATGGATATAGGATACTCACTACTCATTGGTTCTGTTAGTGGAATTTCTGGATGTTTTGCCTGATACTTAATCACTAAGTAATTTTCTGGAGTTCTCCCATTGACTTGAACACAGTTGTATTCTGGAGTGTGGATTGAGAACGAACCATAATCATCATTGATAGCGTATTCTCTACCTTGTGTAGAGTGTACCGACAAAATATGAAGGACATCATTTTGGAATGGTTTCTCTACTGTATCCATAATGTAACCACCATTTCTAATCGAATAGTAGTCATCAAGGTAATACCGAGTAGTACCATCCCTTAACTGAATTATCACTTCATTTTGCTTTAGAGGAAAATTTGAATAGAAGTATTCAAGCCCTTGATTTAAAGCTTGAATAACTTGCGGCACTCTATCAGGATTTAATTCCCAAGCACCGATTGGAACAAGAGGTGAACTTTGTAATTCACCTAATGCAATAGATTGTAAGAAATCTTTTAACTTCACCATAAAACTTATACCAAATAATCATTTATTCTTAAATCACTACCTGTATTGGTTTCATTGAAGAATGGGTCGATATCGTCCATTTCTTGTGAAGTTCCTTTACCAAGATTAGCTTGTTGCTCTGATGGATATACAATAACCATCTGGTCTAACTGTGATACCATATCAATAGCATCATCATGTACAGATTTAATACCATCAATAGTTACAGTAGACAATTCTTCGAGCAGTTCTTGTATTAAGATACTATCTTTCATTTCTTCTGGCAAGAAGAATTTCTTTTGCTTAAATACTGGTTCTGTCAAGCGAAATCTATCCATTTTATTTGTACGAACAGCAATACCTTCTTTCGTACTCTCTCTTCCTTTTGCAATCGTAAACCAAATATTACGTCTAAGCATTTCGTCTTTAATCAAAGGAACAAAACCACCTTGCTGACCAGTAACCTCAATACCTACTGACATTGGATTATACTTTGTTACAAACTCGAATATCTTATTGAACGTATCATTCATTAAGAATCTTCCTAATGCACCATCTACCAAATATCTGTTCTGTTTGTGGTCTACTGCCCATACACCAATTACAGTATAGTCTGCTTTTCTATGAGTACTTGTCGCAAAGTCAGTAGTAATATACCAGTTGTATCTTCGTTTGTTTTCAAGTATCTCTTTTCTTTTGAACCAAGAAATATCACTATCTAAAATTACACGGTCTTCATCACTTGCAATACGCAGCATCAACTCTTGGTTAAAAGCTTTTACCCTTCCTAGTTTTACTGCCTTTTCGTATTTATCCATCATCTCATCGTAAGAGAAACGTTCTTTCCAAGCACCATTAAACTCATTTCTAGCACAAGGAAAGTGAGTACACATTGGATAAACATTTGCTTCCCATGCACCGGATTCAATCGCTTGATACAATGGGTCAGCTTTGTTAAACGGAGTACCAGAGAAAATAATCTTATTTCTTTTCGGGTTCATCGCATTATCGACAGCTTTGTATATCAAGTCATATACTTTCTCTAACTGTATTTTAGAGTTAGCCATCTCATCCGAAATCAAGTCATCAAGTATTGCTAATACAGGACGGTCACCATTACGTTTAAAACCACGAACACCAGAACTTGCACCAAACAATTTCACATAAGTCTCTTTTCCTTCAATGTTCTTAAACACTAATTCACTATCTGTAAACTTAGCTTCAGGAATATATTGTTGTAAAAATTCTGAGTGGTTATAACGTGCTTCTACGTTAGTACGAAGAGATTTAGCACCATTCTCCATACTATCTGCTACATAAATAATAACATTACATTTTCCTAAATGAGGAAGTTCATTAAACAGAGCCAGATATAATACAAGCATTTCACCCATCACTACAGTCTTACCAGCACCCCGTAAACACAGATTAGCAATCCTCATATTACTTGAACCAAGAGATTCAACCATACGGTAGTGGAACAAAGGTGAAGTCTGAATATCTTCTTTACCGGCATTCACCATCTTTACGAAGTTCATATACTTTAAAGCAAACTCAGAAGGAACATAACTCTTTTCCCATTCTTCGTAGTCTACTTCTCGTAAGTATTCTTCTACTGTCTTTGCAGCAACAGTCTTATCCATTGTTATCCGCCTCAATAATCACTGCTTCACTTACATCTTTTAAACGCATCGCCCCACTGCTCAGCAGCTCACGCTGCTTCCCAGATAGGCTCGCTAATGCATCAGCAAGATGACCAATAGCACCATTATCTTCTGTAGAAATTTTCAATTCTGCTTGTTTAATCTCAGGTTGTTTCAAATGTGTCATTAAACTATTTGCTGCATCACTTCTCACTTTAGGACTTACTTTATCATCCGTCATAATCTCTACTTGAGTCTTTACAGCCATATGAAAATAGTCTTGGTACATAATATGTGTAGGGACCATGAGCTTAGCCATAATCTCTACTACTACTTTATTCTTCGCATAACTATTCGCATATACATACAAGTTAGCATTAGAAATCCCTTCTCTAGCCATTCTTTCTATACGCTCAGGAAAAGTCAAACTATACGCTCTAGTATCAGTATACCCTGCCATCTTATAAGAACAGAACTTCACAGCTTTCACATAATCAGCAAACTTAATCCGTTCCCCTTCCTTAATAACATCAATAACCCCTACTAGATTATCCCTATAATGCTCCCTCATAACAGAGTCCATTCCTACAATAGACTCATTCATCATCTTCACACATTCTTCCAGAGTCTCTCTATTCACCTTTCTAGGATAAATCTTCTGTAATCCTTCTACAGATAGTAACTCTGGTTCTGGTTCTTCCAATATAGATAAACTTACTTTCTTATCAAAGTCTACATCTACTTCTTTAGGAAAGTCCCCTCTAGCTAATGCTCTATCAGCCTTTTGTTGTTCTTTATCTACAAGAGATACATCTTGTTTCTTAAAATTAAATTTAGCCATATTAACCCCTTATATCAATATTATGAATCCAGAGCATAATATAACTCCAACAGAAATACAACCTATACCAACTTTATACCAACTTTATACCAATATACTCGTCCCCTAATGGGGACGGAAAGAAAAGAAAAAATCTCCATAGTCTTTTGTTCTTTCTTGTCCCTAATCTCCAAGTATATAAAAAAACCCCTCTTCCAATACGGAGAGGGGGTATACTAAGGAAATTAAATTAAGAAACTTGACATGATTATCTTCGAGAGAAGACTCTTACACTATACTAAATTGAACCAAAGAAAACAAGAAATAGATATGGTTCAATTTTATTTTTTTAGGATTAGCCAAATTTTTAAAATATAGAAGTAAGTTTAGAACACCTTATACACACAGATTCCCTCTTGTGTAGTATCCCCCCCCCTATTTGAATTCTTACACCATGCATAGTATTCCATTATCTAGGTTATTTTATATCGTATTGGTTTAGTTATGTTGAGCAATCCTGCTCAGTTTATATTACTTACTATGGAGATTACATTATGTCTATCAAATCTATGCTTACTTCTACTACTACTGGCGTATCATCTGTTATCGACCTATTCGGTAACTCTGCTACTATGTTGTCTAAAGAACTACAGTTCCAAGCCAGTACTAGAGATAAGGCTCGTGCAGTACGATTAGAAACATTCAAAGAAGATTTGAAAGTAGAATTACTTTCAGCTCGTGAAAGTACTAAGAAACAATTCGATAAATCCATCTTATCTGAAGAAGAAATTAATAAAGTAATCTCAGATGTTGAAGATTGCTTCAAATAATAAATAAAGGGGAGAAATCCCCTTTTTTATTTATAGTACACAAAATAACACAAGTACACACTGACACACTGTATATACATACAATTTTATATACAAATATACATAAATAAATAACTCTTATGTGAATAAAATATGCATAATTATGCTGTAATAATGAATAACAGATGAATATCGTATGCATATAAATAAATAATATTGATTTATTATAGGCTAACTCTTATAGCTTAGAGTATAAAAAGATATGGTGAGAGATGAGTTTTATATTACACTTTTGCGGTGTTTATTTGCATGATGAAAGCAAGCTTTCAAGCAATGCAAATTGCACTTGCAAAAGTAGCATAAAAAATAGCAAAAATCAAATGTCTTATTTTTTAGAATAAAATCAGTGTGTTATAAGTGGGGCTTTGAAATCGTATGTCTATTTAGCTCTATCTAAGTGGGTACTATCGTATTGGTATGGTTATGTTGGTAAACAATGGTGTTTACTATAACTTTCAACAAACAAATGAGGTATTCAAAATGGCATATCGCAAACCATCTGTACAACAAGAAACTGTAGCAACTGAAAAAGACGTAAACGACTTCTATTTGAACTTAGAGTTCAACTTACCTAACGGAATGTCTGTTCCGTTAAACAGTGGTAATCACTTAACAATCTCTCTTGATAAATATCTAGGCGAAACCAAAACTGTCAATACTACGGACAGTGACTGGGGTAAAGCTCAGTTAATTCGTAACTCATTCATCAATGCTTTAAATAGCATTACTGAACAAATGGACGAAGGGGAAGTGGTTACTTTCCAACAGCTTATGGAGCATCCAACAATGGCTAAATTGCTACCATTGTTAGGCTTTAGTATCCGTAAACGTGGTAAAGCAAGCACCAATGGCGGAACACTTCCAAGTGATAATGAATTGGACTCTTTATTGGGTCTATAATACAAGGGGACGTTTGTCCCCTTTTTATTTATTAACATTAATACACTAACTAGAGTATTTACATTTAAATACCTAATATCAGTCTAAGGAACTAACATGGATAATTACAGGCTAATTAGTACCTATAATAGTATATTTGGTACTAATCTATCACCATACAATAAATACAGTATAAGCACGTTAAAAGCTATGAAGAAGAAATTAGCTGAACGTGGTGTGTTTATATAGTTTTGGTGTGGTTGTGTTGGGTTTAACCAAAGGCACTTCATACCTGCGTACCTTCCTATCTTATACGCATATAGAACGTTCGTTCTGTCCAAATATAAGTGCCTTTCATTAAACTATTTTTATTAACAAACATCCGTTCGGAGGAAATTATGGAACAACCTTATGATTACGATTTCGATATTTACGACCTAATTGATAAATGGGAGTAAGTATGAAATATATCATTGACGGTAAAGAATTAATCTTTACTAATCCAGCAGACGCAATAACGTTTGCTGTAAACAATAATTGCTCTGAAGTACAAGTAGAAACCAGTATGATAGAGTGCAAACATAAAGGTAAAAGTGTACAGATTAGTGATACTGTACTAAAACTTTTACTATGTTGGGAAAATGCAAATTGGGCTGTAATAGCATCACCATTAGAACATGTAACGTTAATTACTAAGGATTAACATGAATTATTTAATTAAACAAATTGGAATAGGTCACAGCATTGCAGTAATTGTTGTGGCTATTCTTACATTATTAGCAATGGGTGCAAAAGCAGATATGCCTAAACGCATTTCTTATGCGATTGATTACGAACTAGGTATCGCACAACAATGTGACGGTACAGATAGTTCGTATGAGGTTTACGGCTGTAAATATGATTACAGTGATTTATTGAACCAATAATAAAAAGGGATTTATTCCCTTTTTTATTTTATTCCATATAGACAGACTTTATTCCATATCTATCCCATTCTTTATTGTTTGGGTTGGTTATGGTGAGGACATATTGTTCTCAACTTTTATTCAACAACAACTCAATGGAGAAATTATTATGGCATATCGCAAACCTGAAACAAAACCTGAAGTAACTGAAAAAGAAGGTAACAAATTCTTCTTAAACTTAGGTGTAACCTTAGCTGATGGTACATTTGTACGTCTATCTATGGACAACAGCATTGTTGTTTCTTTAGATAGATTCATGGAACAATCTCGTAACATCACCAAAGATTCCGAATGGGCAAAACACCAGCTCATTCGTAATGCTGCTATTGCAGAATTAAAACAAGTCTTTGAAGGCTTAGATGAAGGTAGCTCAGTAAATGTAAATGAAACTGGTACAAAAGTATTACCACGTATTACATTTGAATTGTCTAAAGCAGGTGTGAAAGGTGAAATTTCACAAAATAGCTTACCAACTGATTCTCAGTTAGACAAATTATTAGGTTAATAAACAGGGGATGAAAATCCCCTTTATTTTTTAAGCAAGGATAGACATATGAATACATTAAAATTAGCAAAAGCATTAATTGATACTTCTGTAGATTTAGTAGATACAGCATTAACCGGTGCAAACTGTGGATTAGAAACAGTAAAAGATTCTGTAGAATCTCTAAAAAATACGTTTCATAAAGACTACAAAACAGCACCAAGAATCTTTATTACTGGAGCATTAGCGTCAGAAGAAGTTATCTTTAAAGCACTAAAAGATATCATTGAAGAATTAAATCTTAAAAGTATTTCTTCATTGTTGGTACAAGGAAATTATCCTTTAGAACCAGTAGTAAAAAATATTGGTGAAGAAAATGATATTTCCGTAGAAGTTATCCAAAGTGCATTATTCATTGATTTAGACTCATTTGATGTAGTTCTATATATCGGTGAAGAAAAAGATAACATGAAACAATTAGACCGCTTCTCCGCTGCAGGAAAAGAAGTATTTATTGAATCTAATTTAATGGAGGTATAACCATGTTTGACTTAGGTCATATAGATTCTATTAAACATTCCCATAAAGACTTTAGCGATAAAATAGAAACGCAACGTATATGGGAAAATACCTACAATAAACGACAAATCAGACAAATTCTTCGTGAAGAGTTTAAAGATTTGTTTAAGGATGATGAAGAATATCTAAATGTAAAATTAGATATTATGGGTATTGTTGCAGAACGAGAACACGTATATTTCGATACTATTATCGAAATGTTAGTGGAAAAAGGCAATATCAGTGAGTCTAAACAAATTATTTCAGAAGTTCTGTTAGAACTTTGTGAAAGAGATTATATAGACTTAGAACCAATAAAAGGTAATCAAAAGATTTGGAGAAACTATATTGTTAATCCGGAAACAGCTTCTCGTATCGAAGAGCTTAAATCTTTGCCACCAATGATTGTAGAACCTTTAAAAGTAAATTATAAAGGAAACAATCGTGGAAGTGGTTATCTTACTATTGGTTCAGATAGCCTAATTCTGAACAATAACCATCATCTAGGTAACTTATCTACAGATATACTCGATAGATATAACCAAATCCCATTAACCATTAATACTGATGTTGTAAAAAATATCAGAAACTGTTGGGGAGACTTATTCGATGAAGAAACTAACAAACTCACAGAAGAATACAAAGTAAAATTGGAATCTTTTGAAAAGTTTGAACGTTTATCTATTAAGTTTATTGCAATGCTAGTGAACCAAGGTAATAGATTCTGGCATACGCATAAATATGATAAACGTGGACGTATTTACGCTATTGGCTATTGGATTAACAGCCAAGGGAATAGCTACCAAAAAGCTTGTGTAGAGTTCTATAACAAAGAACTTATCACAGACGAAATCAACTTCTTTTAAGCCAGTAATTCTGGCTACTTTCAACAACAAGGAAATCCCATGAAAACTTATTCAGGTAAAGACTATCTTAAAATAGATGTAGCCAATAACTTTGGATTAGATAAAAAACAATTTGAAGAGCGTATCGAATGGTTTAATTCAACTATTGAACCAAGAGTTACTAAAGACTCTTCAAATGAAGATTTGTTAGCTATTGCTAATGAATCAGACGAAGCACCTGCGTTAGTATTTGGTGGATTACAAGCGTATAGAGATACTTTAAATGGTATTCCTTCAGGTTATAAAGTAGGATTAGATGCATGCTGCTCAGGTATTCAAATTTTATCTGCACTTACTGCATGTAAATCCGGTTTAACTTCTACAGGACTTATTGGTAACAAACGTAATGATGCATATACAATCGTATATGAAGAGTTTAAACGTTTATACAGTAAACCCAATGATAAAACCAGAGATAACTGTAAAGACGCTATTATGCCAATGTATTATGGCTCTAATAAAAGACCAAAAGACTATTTTGGACATACTGATGAAGAATTACAGTGCTTTTATCAAGCCAATAAAAACATTTGTACAGGTGCGTTTTCATTAAGAAATTTATGGTGTGACTCTTGGAATCCAGAAGTTACTAAACATATGTTTAGTCTTCCTGATGCATTTGATGTAGTTCTTCCTAATTTAGTACAAAATACATATCTAGCTCAAATTGATGGTCAAGATATTGAATTTAAAGTTAAAGAAGAAGGTAAATCAAAACATTCTGTAAGTAATTGTGCAAATGCGACTCATGCCATTGACGGTATGATTTGCAGAGAAATGCAGCGTAGAGCTAACTTTGATAAAGGTCACTACGATTATTTGCTTTTCTTATTAAATACAATTACTCCTGCTATGGAAGCAAGCAGTAAAGAAGCAATTCCAGTAGAAGAAATGAATAAGCTAGGCACATTTGGTGACTTACTTTATTATTATGAAACCACTGGATTCTTTACTGTCCGTATTGCAGATGAAATTAAAGATTTAAGTATGTTACTTAAACTCTCTAAGAAACATCGTGAAAAACTTTATGAAGTACTTAATAAACTCCATAAACAAGGTTGTTTTGAACTTCTTACAGTACATGATTGCTTTTATACAAAATCAAATTACTGTAACTATACTCGTTATTGGTATAAAGAGCTTTTAGCAGATTTATGCCAATCTACAGTATTAGAATTCATTACAGAACAACTTGTTCCTAATAATCATCAACTCCATATTCCACAGTCTCAACGTAATAAGATTGCAAATCTTATTCGTGAGAGTGAATATGGTATTTGCTAAAAATCAGCGCCCCCA